TCGGCACTTAGCTGTGTTGAATCTCTGTCGAGAATCTCTTTTTCCCACTCCTCATAGTCCTGTGGGTACATTTCATAGTCTTCAATAATCCGCTCGTAGATCACTTGCCGACCCGAAACATAGGGCTCATGCCAGTTATCTCCAGTTGACAATCTGTCGATGTTCATGTTCTTCCTCCTCCAGGTCATACATACGCTCCTCGATCATAAAAATCGCGTTGTTTATCTCGGACATTGCTATCTCAAGCCCCCCTAAGGTGCGCTTGAGTTCTCGGATCTGTCTAAAAAGAAGGTCAGTGTTCATATATGCACCTTCTCTTTGACGCTATACCAGCCCTCTACATATGCCTTGAGCATGCTTTTCCAATAATCATGGCCATCTAGCATGACTGTTCTATCCCAAAATGCCGCATTGAGGGCCGGCGTACTAGGAAGTCCGTTTAAGCAGGCCCTGCGACCCGATTCAAACGCTTCTTCTTTAGATATCCTTTCCATTTCATCCTCCATTTGGTTTTTTTATGCGCCCCGCTACAACCTGCCGGCCTTGGTGAGCCGGTCACCAGGGAGACTGGTGCGCATAAACATACTATACCAAAAAGGTGTAGTATACTGCAAGAAAATTCTTTCGCCTAAAGATTTTCTCTCGTAAAAAGAGGATATGCAGGATAAGATCTGGACATACCCATGCCCATTTTGTGGCCATGGGACCATAACCGCACTCAAGAATAAGAGCGGACAGTATGCTGGAAGGCCAGATTGGTTCTTCGAGTATAAGGGAGGATGTTGCAGCTATTATCCTAAAAAAAATAAGATTGTCGATGAGGCAATCAAAAGGATGAGGAAATGCTAGTCGATTTCGAAGAATGGGTCCTAGAGCAGTTTGAGGCGGGTATTTACACTAAAGAATACCTCACTAGCCTACCAAATTGTACAGTAGAGCTTGGGAGAGTCTGGGAAAGATTCTGTGAGGATAGCGACATCGTAGAGGATTGCAGGGTTGAGATGAAATATTTGTTACGAAAGTTGGATTATGACTATTCCGAGTGAGAATTGGTGCCCCATATGCGGGCAGATGTATTTTTGGGATGCAAAGATCTGTCCGGATTGCTATGAGGACAAGAAGGCCGCTTCTGCCTTCTTCGTATGCTCTAAAGAGGATATGGACCATGTATGAGAGATATTGCCCTATATGCGGCATAAAGATCATAGAAGAGTATATCTCGGATAGATGGGATTATCCACTTTGCAGCTGCTGCGATAACGAAGATTGCTGGGTACAGGTCTTTGACAGCGAGATGTACTATCACTGGGCGAGAAAGGAAGTTATTGTCGAAACCGCCGATAACCCCAAATAAGTGACAATAACCTGAGAGATAGAGTCAAAAATGAGCCAAATCGGGCTATAACTGGTCTTATCTTGCTATAACTGGTCAAAATTAGGTCGAGTTAGGCACTTAGCTTGATATCGGGGTGAGTGCTAAGGTTTTTTGGCAGTATGCCGGGATTTCCGGCTAACTGATTTAGCACTTAGGAGTAAACGTCTGATAATGCAGCTTATGTTATTTAGGCTAAATCACTTATATTTCAGGGCAGCCTCATCCATTAAGGGAAACATAACAATTGAATGTTTGAAATTACCTATTATGTCTCTATCCAGCTCTTCACTATATCAAAGCCTCGCTCCAGCTTCTTCTCTTCGAGATACTCCCGATAGCCCTCACTATCGATTCTCTCAATCGTCGTCACTCCATCTTCCCACTGTATGATTACTCGTATTAGCATAAAAAAACGAGCCCTTTTCCGACATGCTCAGGTCGATATCCGAAAATGGAGGACATGGCAATCATTATGCGGATAGAGTAAATTTATGGCAACGGAAACTTTTCGATTGCGAGAAATTCCCCAGGATGCTAAACTGGTCCGCAAATGGAGGTATAATCATGGACTGGACACAAATTCTCACGGTCGTGGGATCAAATATCGTTTTATTCCTTTGGGTTCGTACAGAATCGCGGTCTGATCACCGAAGTCTTGAAGCATGGACTAAAGAAATGCTTTCGGCTATTCAATCAGAGATGAAAGATTTTCATGGACGTCTATGTGCACTTGAGGCAAAGAAAAAATGACGCCAGAAGAATTTAAGCGAGTCTCGCATATGCAAAAACTACTGATTGGTCATCTGAAGAATGATACACCAGACGTCGGTTCATATGCCATGGCTAATCTTCTGGCATCTCATACACAAGACACACGTGAGGTATGGCTAGAACATTTGGGTGTAATGTGGGATTATCACCATATTGATAAAGTTGAAAAATAGTTACTGTTGAGTTTAGAACGGTTCTGTTGGGATAAGTTTTGTTCAGCTTTGTTTAGTTACGATGGGTTTTGTTATGTTACGAAAAAAATGGAGAGACAATGATTAAGATTATGAAATTTAAGATCAGAGGCACTCGACCTTTGGTCATGCACAAATTCAACGTGGAAGTGCTTGAGAAATCGGAGAGAAAAGAAAAGACGGGGCAAATAGGTAACGATCCCACAGAATGGCGGAAGACATGCTTTGTGAATGATAAAGGCGACCTCTATCTTCCAGGGAACTACTTCACGGCAACATTTCGGAACGGAGCTAAGTATATCAAGGAAGGGAAGTCTAATCTTAGCAAAAAGGTCGGCGCTTGCGTCCAGATAGCCGAAAGTAAGATTTACTTGAATCGCTCACTTGGGAAAGCACTGAAGGATATCCCTGAAGAAGAAATGTCCAGAGATTCTGAAAAGCCTATCTATGTAGACGTTTGTGGGGTTGTGAATCCTGCCACTAAAGGCAGAAATGTTAGGTACCGCCTCGCCTGTAATGTAGGGTGGGAATGCGAATTCACCGCAATGTATGACGACACAATCCTTAGCCAAAATCAGCTACGAGAAGTCGTAAAAGACTCCGGAACCCTTGTGGGATTAGCTGATGGTAGGGCTATGGGCAACGGCAGATTTGAGATTATTGAATAGTTTTGTGTTAGGTTATGCTAAGCAAGGTTGAGTTCTGTTTGGATTAGTCATGTTATGTTACGTGAGTGGGGAGGGGAAAAATTATTTGTATTTACTAGGTTAAGATGAGTTGTGTAGAGTTCCGATGCGTTATGATTCGATTTGTTGTGTTAGGTACAGGTTAGTAGCGTTTTGTTGTGTTACTTTTTAAAAGGACAAAAAATGAATTGGCTCAGAAATTGGCTAGGAATCACTGATATAAGGATTCGTCAACATGCCTTGGAAGAGATAGTCGAGAGGGCTCTCATGCACTTGGATGAGACTAGATCCACTCTTGACAAGCTTTCCGAAATCGTGTTAGCTTACCAAAGTAAAACATGGGTGCAAACGGAGATTCCTGTGGCAAAAAAGAAGGGAAAAGGTAATGGGTGATCGCATTGTTTGGAATGCAAGAACAGGGTGTGAATATGAGGGAAAGCCTGGGATAGCTGAAGACATCCTAGAATCTACTCAGAAAAGGCAAGAATACATCATCAAGAAAGAGCATATGACATCAGTATTTTTTGCTTTCTTTCATGAAGCTTTCAAGCATTTTTCCAAATTGGATCAGGAAAAGGTAACCGTGAGAGATATTTTTGACTTCATTGAATGTTGGCTTGAACAGAACTCCAGGTTGGATAGACACCCAAGTGACTAAAAGATTTACCCCATGTGTAGGAAACTGGGACCTATGGTTAGTTAAACATGCCCGATACATATGGGGATTTTTACTTTTTAAAGGAAATAAATGAGTAGTCCTGTCCTAGATTTTTATGCAGGTGATACTTACGCACAGTATCTTCGAACGCTATCCACCCGAGAGCTCTCAGGAGAGTTTAGGGGAGCAACGAACATGCCGTCGTCTAGAGAGAAAACAAGGCAGTTGTGGGCCATACATGTAGAGTTTTGCAACAGAGCAGGTCAACAATGAATCCGTGGATTAGTGTAAACGATCACTTACCGAAAGAAAAAGTCTTGGTGCTTATCACGCATAAGCCAAATAGGCACCATTCATACCCTACCCCTTGGATTGCTTATTTGGATCATGATACTGCTGATGAGAATGTCAAATGGATTTCACCATGGCAAGAATGGGATATAGTGTCAGTAACCCACTGGATGCCATTACCAAACCCACCCGAGGATTTTATATGATCGATGAATGGATACCTAGGATAAATCCACCTAAATACACTGGAGTCTATGAGATAAAATATGGCCATGGAGAGCCTATGAAAGCGTTTTTCTGTGGACTTACACGAGGCGCTTGGATTAGATTTCCCATCAGAGCCGATGAACAAGGAATGGAACAGCCTACTCATTGGCGGGCATGCAAAGAGACGATGATAGGTTATTAGCTGGCATAGCTCAATGGTGGAGCACTCGCCTTGTAAGCGATAGGCTGTGGGTTCAAGTCCTACTGCCAGCATGGTCCGAGTTAGCTCAGTTGGTAGAGCACGCGACTGTTAATCGCTAGGTCGAAGGTTCGAACCCTTCACTCGGAGTGATCTTTATTTAAATCCTTTTGTGAAGTAGGGTAGGAGCTAACCTTACAGGAGGTAAATAATGGCTTCCCCTATCTCATTAAATCCACCAAAAACCTATCTCATAACGCGTAATCAGCTAATTGTAGGTGCCGCTGTCTGTGTCATTGTTCTGGTCGCTGCTGTAGCCTTGAAAATACTTGCCTTAGCCATCATAGGAGCTCTGGGAATGACATTGATGTTCGTCTTAAGGAATATAGAAACTAGAATTGTCGTGTCACCACCACGAAATCCTGCACCCATTCCTATTCCAATACCTGTATCAACTCCACCAAGAGCCTCAGAACCAATTCCACCCCCTTTTGTTCCTTCTGATCCTCCGCAAAGAATGCCTTCTCCAATGCCGCCTGAACCTGAAAACAATGAACCTGTCCATGTAGACTTTGAGGCTATGAGACAGACGACAAGAGATTTCGAAAGACAACTGGATGATATTGTGAATGGTTCTGGAACCGAAGCAGCCTCACACACCCCTGAAGAAATGCATGAGCCAGTCATAGCGACACCAGAAGCAGGAAAATGGAAATGGAACCCTTTTGCGAAAAAGTAATGTAAATCCGCTTTACAGCAAATTGGGAGCTTGGCTAATCTGCGGCCATGATAAATTGGCATCTTGAAACACGCAAAATCAGCGAGTTGCGACCGCATCCACATAATCCTAGGAAGCTCACGAAAGAGCAGCATTCCCATCTTCGTAAGAGTCTGGAGAAATTTGGCATGTCAGCGAAGCCCGAGATCACCATTGGTGGACAGATCATTGGCGGCCATATGCGTATTAAGGTCTGGAAGGAAATGGGTCACACTGAGGTCGAATGCAATGTCCCTGATAGAGAGTTAAACGAGTTTGAAATCGAAGAGGCATGCATACGATTTAACAAAAACACTGGTGAATTTGACTGGGATACTCTTGCTAACGAATGGGAAGTGATGGATCTTTTGGACTGGGGATTTACAGCCGACGACCTGCATATTGACACGGGAGAGGATGAGGACAAACCTAAGAAGAAAGAGAAGAACTGCCCTCACTGTGGTGAGCCTCTCTAGCATTTATACCCGATATTGAGTATAAGCGAATATAAACGAGGATAACACCATGGACAAGCTAATCAAGAAAGACAAAAAGAAAATGGACAAGATGATGAACACTCTTGTGAAAAAAGATATACCGAGAGACAAGAAGATTAAGAAATGTGATATGATGATGAAAAAGAAGAAATAGGCATGCATGAGTACAGAAACCCTTCCAAACCTTGGCGGACGTCCTCCAGTAGAGATTGATTGGAATCTGTTTGAACAGTTTTTGAAGATTTCTTCAACCGAAAAGGAAATATGCAAATTCTTTAATATTGCTATCCCTACTTTGGTGAGACACATCAAGAAAAGATATGGTGATGATGTTGGTTTTGTAGATGTTTTTGATAGATTCGCGGGTGAACGAAACATTAGTATACGAAGAATGAGATTTAATCACGGAAAAAAAAACTGGAATGCTTGCCAGGAACTTTGTGCAAGATACCTCGGGGAATTCCCCCTGATTGGAAATGACGAGACTAAAAAAGGTAACCAGGCGATAACGATAAATGTCACAGGAGAACTTGCAACTGGCACTGACCTTTCAGCCGAGACCGTACCAGTGCAAGATAATCAAAGCACTGAATAGCGGCGTTAAGCGAGCTGTATGGGTAGTGCATCGACGCGGTGGTAAAGACGTTACCGCTTTCAATTGGTGTATCCTACAGCTCCTGCTCAACCCAGGCTGGACAGCATTTCACATCCTCCCTACTTACAGCCAAGCTAAGAAGGTCATTTGGGATAGCTCCACGAACGATGGGAAGCGTATCCTGGATTATATTCCCTCTGAGCTTATAGAGTCCAAAAACGGTCAGCAAATGCAGATTAGGCTCATCAATGGCTCTCTCTATCAGCTTATAGGCTCAGACAACATTGACAGCCTGGTTGGAACGAATCCCAAGATCATTATTTTCTCCGAATACGCCATCCAATCGCCGGCGGCATGGCAATATCTCAGACCGATCATTGACGTAAATAAGGGATATGCTATATTCATCAGCACCCCGAGGGGCAAGAATCACTTTTATGACCTGATGTGCATGGCGCGCAGTAACCCGAATTGGTTCTGTGAGGTCCTTAGCATAAAGGACACAGGAGTGCTTAGCGAAGAGGAGATCAGCGTCATCCGTAAGGAAGGTGTCTCCGATGAGCTCATTGAGCAAGAGTACTATTGTTCCTTTAACCGCGGTGTGGAGGGCTCATACTATGGAAAGCTTATTGAGAAGGCAAGGGAAGAGATGCGGGTTTGTAACGTTCCCTATGATACTAGATCACCCGTTCATACAGCCTGGGACATTGGTTATGGAGACTCCACAGCCATCGTCTTTTGGCAAGAAGTGGGTGGCGAGCTTCGTGTTGTCGATTTTTACGAAAACCAAGGAGAAGGAATAGCCCACTATGTTAAACATATTCAGAATAAGCCCTACGTATATGGGACGCACTACCTCCCTCATGATGCGGGCTCTGGCTCTATTCAGACGGGACGAACGCTTCAAGATATTGCGTGGGAGCAAGGACTCAAGTCAACTGTATTGGAGAGAGAAACAGATATCTGTGTCGGAATAGAAGCCGCTCGTGCTATGCTCTCGATGGCTTTTATTGACGAAAACAAATGCCGCCACCTTCTAAAGTGCCTCGAGAACTATCACAAGAGGTATAATGAGAAGACGCAAGCCTATTCAGAGTCTCCGCTTCACGATTGGACCTCTCATGCTGCTGATTGCGTACGCTATATGGCCAACGCCAGAATTCAATATGGTCGTGGGCCTGGTTCTCTCACTGCTGGTAAACTCAATCAGCTTAAATCTAACGCTGGATTTGGACCTAAGCCAACACCAAGATTAGGTCCTCAGACTCCTTTCTTTGGCCGATAAAGTATTTTACATAAATCTTTCTAGCTTATATGAATTGCTCAAAAAGGAGCACTTGTGAATATTTTAGGGGCGGCAAAGAAAAAATGTGATATCTGCGATAGCGATAGCAAGATCAAGGGGTTATGTCGACGTTGCTATACGAGAAATTGGATGAGGAAGAAATATGAGATCGTAGAAGACAGAAGAAAGTATGCCTATCGCCTTAGAGATGTAAGGTAACAAAAACGCTTATGTTTGCGTCAAAAAAATCTTGTCTGTATAAGGTGAATCTACAGGAAGGTTCTCAATGACAAGCGGTATGCTAGAAAGATCTCAGGTAGTCCCAAACGTTTATCGAGGGAATTACCAAGATGGTAATCGTGATATAGTAGCTGAAGCGGACTCACGCTACCAGCAAAATCTCTCTGCTTGGCAGCTTTTCTTCTGGGAGCAACTCATAGATAGAAAAGTCTATCTGGGCGACCAACGTTATCTTAACCTTTATTCAGGATTAAATTATGAGCACCAAAAGTTCATCTTCAACGCGTCGATGCCTGTTGTCAATATGGTTTGCGGGCGTCAGAGACAGCATCGCAAAGCTACTCAAATGGTTCCTGTGCATGGTTCGAGTAATCAGACGGCCAGCCAAGCCACAAAAGTGCTCCAAGGTGCATATAACTTCGACGATACGTACAACACCGTCAGCAATTGCTTCAAGGAAGCGGCGGGCATCACGGGCCTAAGCTTAATGCACTCCTGGATAGACTACAGACGTGATCCGATCTGTGGGGACCTCAAGACAGAATGCTTCAGCGCTGATATGGTAATGATGGATGCCTTCTGGAGGGAGATGGATCTTTCCGATTGTCAATTCATACGTACTCGTAAGTACCTTCACAAAGAGCAAGTAAAACAGATGCTACCGGGTCGTGAGCAGGATATAGAGCTGCTTAACGATCAAGCTTACTTCGATACGAAGTTCACATTTATGCCCCAACAGTATAATATCAGGCGTAAAGGGTTCTTGGCTTATGATGAATACTGGTACCTATCTGAGCGCATGGCTACATTCATCGTAGATCCTGAAACCTACGAATCCACAGAGGTAGACTTTACCCCTGAAGAGACGAACGATCTTAAATCCCGTTTTCCTCAAATTGTAATAGTAAAATCTAAAGTGCCGACGGTGAAACTTGCGATCATTGTTAACAATACCTGCTTTTATGATGGCCCTAATCCTCTTGGTGTTGATTTTTACCCTTTTACTCCTTTTGTGGGCTATCACGATCTTGCTAACAACAATTATTCATTCCGCTACCAGGGCATTATCCGCAATATTAGAGACCCTCAGTACCTCTACAATTATCGTAAGCAGCTGGAGATGGATCTCCTCGCAGCTCAATTCTCTGGTGTCGATGTTGAAGAAGACGCACTCATAGATGATCAAGACGCCTTCAAGGTAGGTCCTGGAAAAGTTCGTTTCTTCAAGAAAGGGCGCCTACAAGCTATTATGGACAAGCCTGGTGCTAATATTAATCCAGCGAACTTCCAGGTCACAGAATTCTTAAAGCAGGACATACAGAGCAATGCAGGCGTTACGCCAGAGCTATTGGGACAAGCGGAAGATAGTGACGTTGGTATCACCGAACAACTTAGGCAAGGTGCGGCTCTTACTACTCTACAAGAGCTCTTCGACAACCTTGATCTATCACAAAGGAATGCTGGAAGACTCCATTGGGCGCTTATTCAGAAGAACTATACGCTCGGAAAGATCCGTCGTATGATAGAGGAGGAACCCACAAATGAATTCAGAGACAAATCATTCCAGAAATACGATGCTGTGGTCACAAATGCACCTCTCACAGCTACTACGAAGCAGCTCGGTCTGGCACAACTCATGGCTCTCCAAGAGAAAGGGATCATACAAGTGCCTCCAGAATATCTCCTCAGGGAAGTTACTGTACAGGACAAAGACAAATTACTCGAGGCTGTTCAACAACAACAACAGGCTCAGCAGAAGCAGCAAGAACAAATGGCACAACTTCAAATGGACAATCAGCGAATCGTCAATGAATCTCTCCAGTCGAAAGCGATTAGCGATAGAAGTCTTGCTGAAGAGCGTATGTCTAAAGGCAGACTTGAGCAAGTACAGATCGAAACTGCTCATAATAAGTCCAAGCATGAGCTGGCTGCGGCTACTTTAGACTCTGTAAAAGCGGCAAAAGAGGTCGAATCGATGTCAATTGATGATTTCGTCAAGGTATTTAGCTTGATAGAAAATATTCAAAACCGTGAAGATGAAAAAATAAACAACAAACAGGAGAAATCCCAATGAACAGCCATAAAAATACCTCGTCAGGTGGTCATGGAGAAGGTGACAAAGGCGCACACTATTCTAAAATAGGTGAACATAAAGCTCAAACACCTCCAGCCGGTGGTAGCAATAGCTATGAGCAAGTAAGAAAGAAGATCGATCATGCAGATGACAGATCGCTTTCTCACAAGCACTTCACTCGCGAAAAGATGTCCAATAAATAGGAGCCCATATGCCTAAGATACCAATCATAACGGCACAGAAGAAGCCTCTCGTTCCTGCGAGCCCACAGCTGAACACACAAGTGGCCAGATGTAAAGCTCCAGGCGGGAAGCCTCCTTTGCCACTACGAAAGTCGTTCAGCCCAGTAGGAAAGATGAAATGAAGAAGAAATCTCATGAGCATGGTCTTAAAAAGGTCATTATGGATCATCCAAAGAAGACAAAGCCTGAGCCTATGAAACATTCCAAAGATGAAATGAAGGAAGCTTACGTTCACATGAAGAAGCATGGTGGATAAATGACAATGATCCCACCTAAGATCAAGAAGCTTCCTAACTTGCATAAGCCTGTCGGTTACGTCAAGCAACCGACTCAAGGCTCTACTGTCAGCAACAAATCGCTGCCATTTGGTGGCTCAAAGATGGTGAGATAGTGGTTCAGGGTAGTACCAAGACCTATGGAGAACTCATGGTCGAAGCCAGGAATATGACTGGCAACCAAGAAGTTGGCGAGACTGTAGCGCCTGTCATGGATAGATTCAAGGATGTCATAGAAGAGGCTGTCCAAAAGAGCCACGAGAAGGGTGTGAAAGGTCGTTATTACATTCACATATGGGTTCAGAAAGAGCCATATGCGCAGAATGCCTTGCGTATCTATCCTCAATGTCGAAGAACTCGTCCTAGCCCCTATCAGGGGCATGATCATTTCCTATGGAAGGTCGAGGATGGTGGCAAGGTCACATTCGAATGGTGTATTCCTAACAAAGAGACTCTTGGCTATATCCTAAGCAACCCTGATAAGTTTGATGTCGACTATGTTCGTATGCTGCGCAGATATGTGGGAGATAAATTGGAAAGCCTACAGGACTATTCCGCCGACTTTGTCCCTGAAGGACGTGCCTTAGGGGCTATGAAGCAGGACGGAGCCCTGATTATCTAGCATTTCTCTCCTTAAGAAGGTCCACAAACATAGTGTAGAGCTGATCTATTCTAGTTCCCTGAGCTCTAAGCTCTTCTCTGAAGTCTTTGTGATCTGCCTTCAATTCTCTATGAATGTAAAAAGCACTCCCCAGTACAGAGGCTATGATCGATGCAGTGTAGTATAGGTCCATTATTTAGCTCCTTTGCTTATCCATTTCTTCATTCGTTCGATGAGAGGAATGAGCTCTTTCTTAACCTCATCATCAGGATTGACACCATATTCTACCATAAATTCCATTGTCTGATCAATCACAGATATCATCGACACCATCTTCTCAGCTGCCATTACATAGACAAAATAGTCAATTTCAGGTTTCATTTGCAAAAAAATCCTCCATTCTATATCCATAGACTATATCGAGTCAAGTTGATTCGATGCAAGGCGCAATAGAGATTCGCCATCTCAAAGGAAAGCATGGACCAAGCAGAAATTAGCGCAACACCTGAAGTCGCTGCCCAGGCTGTAGAAACCCATGAAAAGAAGACTCCGACAGAAAGTTTCGCGGAGCTTCGAAAGGCCAAAGAAGACCTTGAACGTCAGCTTTGGCAGGCTCAGAAAGAAAGGGAGATGTACGAGAAGCAAGTTCAGATGCAAATGCAGATGAATCAAGCTCCTCAAGCACCTCCGGAAGAGGATTTTGATTTTAGACAGTTAGAGCAAGAAGAATTCCCTGACGGGAAGAAGCTTGTTAAAGCTTTTAATCAGGTCAACAAGAAATTGTCGGCTTATGAGCAGAAGTTAACTGAAAAAGATCAAGAGCTTCAAATCCTGAAGACTGCCCAAGAATTCCCTGATTTTAAAGAGGTCGTCACGGCCGAGAATATTGAAAAATATATTAAATCGGACGAAGACAACCGAGAGGCTGTCGAGTTAGCTTATAAGAACGGTTTAAATCCTTTGAGAAAGGTGTACAATCTTATTAAGAAAAGCGCCGTATATCAGGCCGATAAGGCCCAGAAAACGGTCAAAGAGACACCAGTTTCTCAGGAGCAGCGAAGAGTCGATGATAAAGAAGGAAAGCCGCAAACGGGCAGTTTAGGAGTAAGATCCGATGCTGTTACCTATGCGGCCCAGAGTTCTTTTTCTAAGATGACTCAAGCTCAAAAGAACGCTCTATGGGCAGAAACTATGGCAGCAGCAAGGAAGTGATCTTCGTCTTAACATGAGGTTAAGACAATGTCAGGCCCAACAACAACCAGCATTCTGCCTCCAGCTGTACAACAACAGCTCAGCATGAAACTGCTAGCACGTCCTATGCCCGACTTGATCCATACTACAATGGGCTATCCCATCACTATGGACCAACAAGCCGGGGATATTCTACGGAGACGTAGATACCAAAACCTTGCAACAGCACCTGTGCCATTAGGCAACGGTATTGTTGACCCAGCCGCCCAGCAATTAGTAGCGCTCGACATCGACGCTCGTATTGACTGGTACGGAACATACCTGATCCTTCAAGAACAAGTCATGCTCATCAACGAAGACCCAGTGCTTAACAGCGCCGTTTCCGTTCTAGGGCAGTCTCTCCGTGAAACGGAAGACCAATTGGCTAGATCGATGATGGAAGGTGGAGCTCCCCCAATCAACTGCACAGGCGGTACAAACGGGGACAACCCAACGAATATAAGCCCTCTTGACTGCTCGAAAGCTGTACGGTTACTCCGTACTGCTAACGCTCAGTTCATCATGGACTTAATCGAAGGGGAAAACAAATTCGGTACAGCGCCAGTTCGTACCTGCTTCTTTGGCCTTGCTCACACTAACCTTAGTGCTGATCTTGACCAAATGGTAGGTTTCATGAACGTTGCCCAGTATTCCAATACTGCCAACTTGCTGCAAGCTGAATGGGGTACTGTAAGAAACATCCGTTTCCTACTCTCCTCTGTTGGATCGATCTCAACAGCTGCTTCGGCATCTGGTGCAGACGTTTACAACGTATTCCTCCCAGGACAAGAGTCCTACGACATGGTTGATCTGGACGGGTATTCTGCTCAGTTCATCTATGCCCCTCCCGAGATTGCATCTCCACGCATGAGACTCTACCAGACTGCTGGTTGGAAAATGGCTCAAGTGTTCAACATCACTAACACGTCTTGGATTGTCAACCTACGTTGCACACTCCAAGTAGCATTGTAGGAGGTGTATTATGACTACACAAATCATTAAAGGTGACTTCATCAACGTCGCATCGACGCCGAAGTTCATTCCTTTTGTTGGCCAGATCAACTCTTTCTGGCTAAAGAACCTCACACGCTCGGGAATAACTTCCCAAGGTGTTTCGGGCTCTTTGACTTCAGATCGTATCGTAGAGGCTTATTTCAATCCTAATACGATGGCAAACGGCAAAGCTTTAATCAACCAAAACGGCACTGTTGCGGGCATCTTGGCTCCTATGCAGACTGGTATTTGCGCGATCAACGGCTGCACGATTGTCAATGGTGGTGTCTATTCCCAAGGCGCTTCCTTCTCGATCTTGAGCTTTGCTACTGGTTCGACAACGACCTTTACAACAGCGACAAACCATGGTTTCCAAGTTGGCGACAACGTAAGAATCGTGAGCTTGGCTTCGGCTCCTCAAATGGGCGGACTTGTGATGACTGTAACGGCGACAAACGGTACGAACACGTTCACCACTCTTTTCGATAGCACCAATGCTGTAACCAGCACTGGTACCGTCTACAAAGTTGGAAACTCAGCGTTCATGAACCAAAGCCTATATTACCCACAAAACAGATCCATCGCTTCGGTAAGCCTTGCAAACCCCATGGTCGTTAAGACTCTGGTTCAGCAAAACTACCAAGTAGGCGATAAGGTAAGATTCCAGATCCCTACGGTATTTGGAATGCAGCAACTCAACAGCACATCAAGTGGTTTGCCAGTCGAGTTTACCGTTTCTGCGGTAAACAACGCTGTAGGTACGCAATCGGTAACGTTTTCTAATACCGATAGCTCGGCTTTCACAGCCTTTGCATGGGCCGCTGCTGCGTCTTATCCTTATGGATCGCCTGTTATGATCCCACAAGGTGAGGGGAACTTAAACAACCTCACAGGGATCACTCCAAGCCCATTGCCATATGCAAACCAAGATATCCTTGGATTTGCTACTCAGAACCTCGGCCAAAGCGGGATTCTGATTGGTGCTGGTGACGGGACGAACTCAGCGACTACCGGAGGTATCATCGGGTCAACCGCAGATGCCTGGGAGTATGAGTTCACAACTGCTCTCCAGACGTTTTACTAAACGCCTAAGGGTGGGGACTGAACATCCCCACCCTTTTCTTATTTGGAAAATATGACGAGACAAAAAAAAACTAAAGAGATACAAGTGGAAAAAAACCCAGAGGTACCCATGTCCCAAGCCCCTACTCTTGAAGTCTTAGAGACTGAAATTGACAAAGCTCGCCTTGAATTGGAAAATGTTAAGCGAGAAACCGAAGAGAAGAAGCTAATTCTTAAAGCTATGCCAGGAAGGGAAGTTAGCGAAGATGAGATGGTCATCGTAAAGAAGCAAGTAACAATGAGCTCTGAAAAGCTGGCTCTCAAAGCTAAGGTTGAAAAACAAAGAATGTTCGACAACGAGAAAGTCACCGGTAAATTCATCAATCGTAGAGCTCCTGGACAATCGGTAAAGTTGACTTACATAAAATATGAAACTGATGATCCAAAATGGTACACTTTTGAAGATGGAAAAGTTTACACAATTGCAAAAGGTTTTGCAGAGCAGATAAATGAGCATTATTATACTCCTCATTTTGTTCAGAAAGCTGGAGAGCCGATGGATCCAAGTCGACCTTCAAGCGCAATCAATGACGTAGATACGTCAAACAAGAAATATGCCTTTGTTCCCACTAATTTTTAACCTGTAAAGCGGATTTACATGACATCGGTAACCTACTATCCTGGCTATAGCCAAGTGCAAGTGAAGGAGAATCTAGTCGTCAGGACTATTGACTCTATAACGAACGCTAATCCTGCTGTTGTCACGACTATAGTCGACCATGGATATGTTGCTGGTATGGACGTTACTTTCCTTATTCCGAATCAATTCAAGATGGTCCAATTGAATGGGGTGAATGCTCAGGTTCTTTCGGTGACCAATAATACGTTAACGATTAATTTGGATACCACAAATTTTTCTGTATTTTCTTATCCGAGTCCGCTACCTTCTGCTTATACACCCCCGAGTGTCATACCTAATGCCTCAGGGCCATATTTGCCTCCTCAACCGCTTCCTTATGGCAACCAGGATAGCTTTGAGGGGACTATATACAATGCAGGAGTACCCTAGATGGCACAACTAGTAAGTCTATTACAGATGAGAAACACTGTCAGGAGAATGACAGCGCGATACAATACTCAACAGATGACGGATGATCAGATTGATACTTACATCAACCTATTTTATACTCTAGATTTTCCTGCTGAATTTAAGAATCAAAAGCTCACAAAACCTTACGTCTTCACGACCATACCCAATGTAGACACTTACGATTTTCTTTATGAAGAAGGTCCTACAAAACCAGATGGTTCTGGAAGCCTTGGCTTATCCCCGGGAAATTTTCAGATTACACCCCCAGTATATTGTCAGGGCTATATTTTGAGATATTCTCAAGATAAAACCACCTTTTACAACCGATGGCCTAAGCTAACCGTGAATCAGCAAATAGGATCGGGTGGACAGGCCGCCAACGTAGCTTATACTGGAACAATCCCTTCTACACCATTCCTGAGAGCACAATTGGATATTTTTGATAATGTTACCGAGGCTGCTGTCATTATTTCGGCAATGGTAAACGACTCAACTTCAGCTAATAGCGCCTTCACATATGTGCTCACAGATATACCTCAGGCCAATTCTAACGTTGGTAACCTTGTCGAATCAGACAACACAACGGTCGGAACGGTTAATTATTTAACTGGAGACTTCACTTTTACTCCTAGCAATTTGGCAGTTCTTCCTTCCGAGTCTACAATCTATGCGAGCGTGGTACCCTATCAAGCTTCTAGACCAACTGACGTGATCTTCTACAACCAGCAAATCACATTCAGACCTGTACCTATGCAGGTTTATCAGGTAGAGTTCCAGATCAGCCAACAGCCCACACAGCTCATTGACGATGGACAAGCTCCAGAACTAGATGAATGGTATCTGTTTATTTGCGCTGGAGCTGCTAAACTCATCTATACAGACTTCCCTGATCCTGAAGGGATGCAATATCTGATGCCTATATGGGAAGAACAGCTTAAGATAGCCCAGAGAAGGACTTTAAGGCAAATAGGAAGTCAAAGAGCGGCCACAATATTTAGCCAGCCTGGCAGACCTGTAGCTAGCTGGTTCTGGGGAACTGAATATAGCGGAACAAGTGGGTAGACGATGAGCTACAACACTTCAATTCCAGTCATAACAGACCCTATACTACAGTCTCAGGCACAAATTAAGGCTAACTTTCAAGCCATCAACTATGCATTTTCAGACAACCACAAAAGCTTGACTAGTGATCCCTCTTTTGCTGGCATGCACACTGTTCTTACCATGAGACCGCAGAAAGTAGATCCTGTGACTTCGGCCACACAAACTGCTCTCTATAACAAATTGGTAAGTTCGATTCCCAACCTATTTTTCATGCCCAACAATGCCCAAACACCTATTCAGATGACTTTTGGTTCCATCAATGCCGGATCAGGAACTACTCAATATTCCTTTATAGCGGGTCCTTTTGTCGTTTATGCTGGCTTCATATCCAATCCTACAAGCGGTCAAATTGTTACACTAAGCCCCGCTACCACACTCCTATTCGTTGATTTGACTATGGCCAACTCAAATGTATCTCCAACAGCTATCGCGGAGGCTATCCCTACGAATGTGGCAGGAAGCTCTTTCACCATTACCACCCAGACTTTCATAGCAGGAACCAAATACGACCTATACTACATAGCTATAGGCAAACCATGACTACCTACAATCCAAATGTCCCTATGAATCCTTCTGATGAGCTAGCAACGACACAGCCAGCCTTTTTGTCCAACTTTCTTCAGCTCTATAACACCTTTAAGGTAGATCATACTCAAATAAATGATGTTACCGATGGAGGAAATCACACTGTTGTTCATTTACTTGAGCAAAAGAATCCTCCTCAGACAGATGTCTCCGAGATCTCTGTCTACACGAAAAGCGTGGATGGACAGACAGATCAAATATTCTTAAGGTATCAAGGAAATGGACAAGAGATACAGTTCACCAATTACCAACTCTATGAGATTAAGAATATACCGGATCAGACAGCATTTTTCACCTTTCTTCCGGGAAAGATTATCGTTTTTTTCGGAAGTTTTACGAGCCTTAAGAACAATACTCTCACTCTATTTCCTCCTGTAGCTATCAATATTTTCGGAATGAGTTTTTGTCCTCGTTCGGCGACGGCGGTTACCACTGATTTCAAATGTCAAGTCAACCTTCTTCCTGAGACAGGTGGTGTATTCTCTAAAATATTGGTTAAGTCTACTAGTAGTGGTGCGCCACCGGCTTCTTCATATGTAATATTTGGGAACACAAAATGACATATTCACCTTCAAAGCCAGATAGAGGACCGAGCCCTCTGCTAGATGTGGGACAAATAAGAACCAACTTCTCTGTTTTTGGTACAAAGTTTAATGTTAACCATACGGCGATGAATGATGTAAATCAAGGCGATCATGAGTCTGTTGTTTTAGTTAAACAAACCTCTACACCATCAGTAAACCAAAGTTTGGCGGCATTATATTGCAAAGACATCAAGTCTAAGGCCAGCACTCAACCTCAGCTTTTTGCAAGAATACAAAAGTTTCTTCCCAATAAAGGGGATACGAATCCAGCAAAAAATGATCCGATGCAGCTAACCTATAATCAGGTCAATGTAGCAGGCCCTGTATATCAGAGCTTTTTGCCCGGAGGTTACCTTCTTTACTTCGGGTCAGTTTCCGGAAACACAGCACCAAACGTAAAGATTGCTCAGACGGTCATTCTTTCACCAGCTCCCACTAAAATTCTCATTGCTAATGCAGTTCCTAACACAATGACATCGGCAGGAACTCCTATTCCTTTTTCAGTATCTACAACTATAAATACAAGTACAAATGACAGGTTTGTTATAAATTCATTGGCAAATGGACCAAGCCCTATAATTCCTTACTCTTTTATGTGGATGGCAATAGCAACAGCATGACAGCACAAAATTTCATGATTGGACCTGTTAAAGATGGCATAAGAAAAGATGCGAGACCATTTGCTATACCCGAAGATTCGTTTGATACAATGACGAATGCCTATCAGTTCCGTGGTAGGGTGGTTAGGAGGTCCGGATATACAAAGCTGGGAAGATTGGCCAATGGAACCCCAGTGATGGGACTCAGGACCCAGGAGGATTTTGGGATCAATCAGCAGACGCTGATCGCTTTTGACACAACGAATGCTTACAAATGGAATGGGTCGGCTTTCATAGCTCTTCCTAGCGTGATGCCTACGGTGTGGAGTGGCACTGACTATCAGTTCTTCTATTCCACCAATTATGCTAATGCTTTTTGGGCAACCAACTCAAAGCCTGGATTGCAGGGAGTAGCCATAACAAACATTACTCAAGCTGTGAATGGGGTGGTCACCACGATTTCTAACCATGGATTCACAACAGGGCAAACGGTTGTCATCATCAACGTGTCTGGAATGACTCAAATAAATGCTTTATCTAGTGTCATAACCGTTACGGGTCTAAATTCGTTTTCTCTAAACAGCATAAACACCACCACTTTTGGGGCTTATTCCAGTGGAGGAATCGCCTTAAACAGTCAGGCTTCAGTTTCTGGACAGGATGGGATCAGGTACTATGGAGTTTTGACCAATGGGACGGGATGGGCCAATTACAACCCTCCAGTTGATCCAAACAATGCCTTGGCTGGAGCTCTTCTGATCTTCGCCTATAGAGGATATCTGGTCTTTCTAAACACCTATGAAGGAAACGAATCCAGTGTGTTCAATTATGGAAATAGAGCTAGGTGGACTCAGATTGGAACTCCTTATTATTCTACTCCCGTACCCGTTCTTCCAGCTCCTCAGGGGGTAGACCTTAATGCCGCAAGAGACGATCTTTTTGGAAGAGGCGGAGCCTTTGATGCGCCTACCAATGAAGTGATAGTCGGAGCTGCATTCATAAGAGATATCTTGGTTGTCTACTTTGAGAGATCTACATGGCGCCTTAGATTTGTCAATAACGCCCAGAATCCTTTCGTCTGGGAGCGCGTTAACGTTGAGTTGGGGTCCGACTGCACCTTCAGCTGTATCCCTTTCGACAAGGGTCTTATGACCATTGGGAATAGAGGCATCGTAATCAGCGATGGGAACGACACTAGCCGATTCGACGAAAAGATACCGGAAGAGATATTCAATATTCGAACTTCAAACTTTGGTCTACAGCGGGTATATGGTATCAGGACTTTCAGGACCAGGCTTAATTATTGGACTTATCCCGATGCTCAGTCTGATTTGATGATAACAGGAACTTATCCAAACAAGGTGCTTGTATTCAATTACGATACTAAAAACTGGAGTTATTTTGACGATAGTTTCACTTGTTTTGGATATTTTTACCCTACAGGAACACCAAAGACATGGGGTGATTTACCGGATGCATGGTCTTCTTACCAAGATGTTTCTTGGAATAGTGGATCGTCTCAAGAAGAGTTCGAAAATATTGTTGCTGGTAATCAACAGGGATATGTCGTTGTATTGGAGACAGGGGGAAACGTAAATGATCCTTCCTTAGCTATCTCTGCTGTTACCAACGGGGCTCCAGGATTTCCTGGGACATTCACTAGCAATAACTATAATTTGAATCAAGGTGATTGGATCACTTTGACTACGGTGACTGGTACAACTTCAGATGATGGGGTCTCCTTAAACCAAAGGAATTTCAAGATCGTACAGGTTGATGCTAATAAATTCACTCTTACCGAATTTAAACCTATTGATGGGGGAACGGCTACAGGAGCCAGCTATACTTACACGGTTTCATACGAAACGATTTATGCCGGATCGGTACAAATCAACATAGGAGCTCTAGTCTTCACCGACCCTGACCTTGATGGAATTCTGGTAGAAGCGGCAGGTCTAGGAAGTGGCACAATAGATTACTCCACAGGAAAAATAGATTTGATCTTCAATCCTGCTATAGGTGCCACTTCCGTTTTTATACGCCTTGTTTCCTTAGATCCTTTACAGGGTTTCGACTCTCCTGTGGCCACAACAGGTGTTTATGGTGGTGGAGGAGAAATTACGAAGATTAGTGGAATAGACATACAAACTAAATATTTTAACTTCTTTGGGGATGACAAGAGGGCACGACTTAGCAAAATTGACTTTTATGTAGACTCGACTGACAAAGGTCAGTTTACTTGCAATGTGTTCGGAGATAGCGGTAATGTCCCTTTGAACATTCCTCTATCTGATAACCCCGAGAGCAACGTAGTTTTGACAAGCAGAAATCCTTATGAAGTAGGAGAGGGAAGTGAAACTATATATCGTCTTTATTGTGATGCTAATGCTTCAACGCTTCAACTTCAGCTCACTCTTAGCGATGCACAGATGGCGGTAAATGCCATAGCACAGAGCACCATTGAGATTCTCGCCATGATGTTCACCATGAGAAGAGGTGGCAGAATCGTATGACTACTCCTTCGAATCCTCAAGAACCTTTCAATCCCTTTCTTTCTGCTACCGTTACTGTTCCTGAGGAAGAGGATAGAAGAAGAACGTTTCTCGTAGATAACTTCAGCAATATGGCAGATGTCATAAATGACAAAAAGATAGGTTGCTATACGCAAGCTACCGAATCATTCAACGGTGAAAAGTGGATTTATGATACGACCAAGAAGGTTAGGAATGGCTACCAATCGATAGCTAGGATTACGAGATATCCAAATGCTGGTGTCCTGACTTTGACATTGACTAGTGATCCTAAATTCCCTATACCGAACATTAACGAGCAGTTTGTTATAACGAACGTATGGGGGAGTGCCTCAAAACCATGCTCAAAAGTAGGAGCAGGTGATGGAGATTACTTCTCGTTTTATACCCAAGGAAATGCTAAAGTTAGCTTTACAATGAGTGACACACAAATTGTGATAACTACCACCGTGAACCTGTCGGCTTACAGTGGATTTATCGTTATAGAATATCTAAGAGACGGAGTTTGATATGACCGCACAAATAGCCCAGTTTGCCATACCAGCAATCTTAAGCATGATCCAAGGATCTATGGGAAAAGGTGGGGAGACCTCCTCAACCTATTCAAAGGGTGCTAGAAGCCTGATAGACGATATCATTGGTTCCGTAAAAGGGATGAAAGGCTCTCAGGATATCACTCAGAACCAGAATTATCAAACAGGTCAAGACTGGCTCCAAAGTATGTTTAGCGATCCTGAATTCTTTAACAAGTTCGAAGCACCTATCACGAGGCAGTTTGAAGAACAGACTATGCCGGGAATCGCCAATAGATTCGCTTCAATGGGCTCAGGAGGTGCTACAGGCTCTACTGCCTTTAGAAATCAAGCCAACAGAGCGGGTGTCGATTTAGCCACTAATCTAGCTTCGATGAGAGGTGGAATGCAACAAGGGGCTATCCCTCAAATGCTCAATTATGCTCAACAGCCATTTAACAACTATATGAGTATGATGCAAAATGCCCTTACACCTACTCAGAACGTATATCAGCCACCAAGTGCCGGACCTTTGGCTGGACCTCTATCAGCAATTACAGGTGCCATGTCTCAGGGATTTGGGCAAAACTTTGGTCAATCTCAGGGTCAGTATCCAGGCACCAGTGCAAGTGGTGGTGGCGGCGGCGGTGGGGGTTATGGAGCTGGGTGGGATTCAATGTTTAGACAGCAAGGAGTTTATTAATGGTCAGCATACTTCCAGCAGAAAGAACCCCATACGATGTCATCGGCAATATGCTGGGTCAGGATATAAGACAAAACCTACCTGGAGCTGTAGCTCAAGGCTATCAAAGGGGCCGAGGTTTAAGTGCTCTAGATCAGGCGCAAGCTGAAATTGCCAAAAATCCAAATGACCCCTATGCAATTGCTATGGCTTTTGCTAAAGCCGGCGCACAGAATCCTGAACTTTCAAGAGCATTAGGACCTTTAGCTCAAACAGCGATGTCTCAAGCCGCAGTAAATAGGGCGTTTCCTCAAGGGCCAGGAGGGCAACCTTCCGGCGGAGCTCCCGCTGTAGGAGGAGCCCCTTCTGCTCAAGGAATTTCATTTGGAGGTCAAGCTCCAGCAGGAATGCCACAAGCTCCTAGCGGAGCTGTTGAAGCTGCCACACCACAGGCTCAACCAAGCGCATTTGCAACGCCTAGTCCTTTCAATATTCTCACTCCTGGAGATATAGAAGCGGAATCGAAACGTTATGCAGCTGCTGTTCAAGATCCCAATGCTTTCGCTACCCGTCAAGCAATGCTTCAAAATCAGAATCAAGAAGCTGGAATACAGAGACAGAATCTAGAGCAAATGGCTTTAAATGCAAAAGTTCCAGCAGATGAATTGCCAAGATTTATGCTTGTAGGATCTAAATTTGACACCAGAAATCCTGCTGAATGGGCACAAAAAACAAAACAAGCCTACAAGACTGTTAAGTCAAACGATGACAAAATTGAGAAGGCTTTTATACCTGGTTTAGGTTCTGCGTTGCTTGGAAGAAATAGGGACGAAGCTCTAAAACGTTTAGAACCTACTGTAAAAGATCAAATTAGATTAGGATTAGAGGGAGATGTAAGGGAAAAACTTGCAGAAAACTATTTGTCTCCAACTGAAATAGAAGGTTTAGTTCATCCTATTCAAACTAGAACTGAAAAAGCAGTAGAGAAGTTGCCTAAAGGAGACTTCCTAGTAGGAAAGCCAAGCCCCTACGACATGTGGGGATTCCCTGAACAACCGAAAGTTTCTTATGAGGAAATGTTAGAGAAGAATCCTGAAAGACTTCAAAAATCTCAAGAAGAATTAAAGAATTTCTTTATAAAAAATGTAAACCCTGACACTTCTTTGTTGGTCTTAAGAGAAAAACTTTGGAAGGATAAGGGGTATGACTGGAGACAAATTGGTCCAGCGATTAGAAAGGCCGAGGATGAAGGTCTTAAACTCTCACAAAGCCAATCAACTGAAATGTCTGATATAGAAACACAACCTCCGGTACAATCATTGCCAGATATTTTCATGGATTGGGGACGGGTTGTCCAATATCTGAGAGGAAATAAATGACCGCTATACTTCGAGGTTTGAATTCAGGTTATGCTCCAGAACAAATCTTACAGTATTTGATGAAGTCTATCCCTCAAATGGCTCCCACTATTCGAAGAGCCGCTAAAGCTGGCTATCCTGCACAACAAATCCTAGGATTCCTATCAAAGAGTTTTGAAACAGAAGATCGTAAAGGAATGTCAGAAAGTCAGATACATGCTGCTAATCGTCGATCAGATGCAGAAAGAACTAAATTTGGCCTCAAGGCTGCCGCGACTGCTGTAGTTGCTCCACTAGCTGCCTCTGCTGTAGGAGGTGCGTTGTCAAGAGCGTTACCGACGAATCTAAGGAACATGTTTGCTGGTAACATTGCTGGTAGCGCCGCTCAGCCTTCTCCCGGGCAAGCTGCTCCTTTAGGAAATCCTGCCGCAAATCCGAACATGCCACCTCTAGCCGGTATTCCATCGCCCCCCACACAAGGAGCGACCCCACTATCAGGCCAATCACAAATATCTTCATCACAACCTCCATTGGCTCCTAGTATACCACAAACGCCTAATATTCAGCAACCTCAAACTTCTTTTGATAGCGCCTCTATCCTGGACAAACTCGGTATCAAAAACAAAATCGAGCGTCTCCGCCATCAAGGAAAAGACCCAGAGATCATCCGAGCTGCCATTTCCAAGTTGATCACTCCTGAAATGGAGAAAAAGGCTGGGATGCCTCTTAAAGACGTCGTAGAAGACTATCTCTCTAAAGGCCCTACCACCAGACTAGCCAAACTACCGGAAGGGCAAGGACGCAACTTTAAGGGCCTTCTCGAGCCTTTTGAGGATAAGCCTCTCAATCCTGAAGATTATCAGGTTAAGCCTCTCGAGAAACAACAAACTGTAGCCTCTCCTCAGGGTATGGGCGAAGTACGTGAAATCCGTGGTGACAAGGCTCTAATCGACATTAATGGAAAGCTCCATAAGGTAGATGTCGATGAACTCATCCAATCACCAGTCCCAGAAAAAGACCTAGCAGACCTGTATGACGAGCTAAATGAAGGCATCGAAAAGGAGACCGGCGAAGACATCTCTCGCATGGTCAACTACGCTGGCTATGATCCCAAGACTAACAAGATGGTGTTCCTCCCACATAATGGCGCTCTCTATGAATATTCCGACATCGAACCTGAAGAAGTGGAAATGCTCACAGACATACTCAACGTCAGAAAGTCTAGCGGAGAGAACTTCATTGGAGCCTGGAAAGCAGGCTCTAAATCCCCTATAGGGGCTGCTATGTCTGCTCTCATCAAGAAGCTCCAGGAAAAAGCTGGAGGCAAAGGAAAAGAGTATTCAGGTAAATACGAGACCGTGTATAGTTACCTCGAACCCGCTGTGAGAGCAGCCAAAAAGAAGAAGAAAAAGAAATGACTACAGCCGAGCTTGTAAAGCTGCTTTATTTCCTCCAGCAACATGGAAAGAAGAAGAAAAAGAAGTAGCTATTTTGGATCTTTGATCATCCAATCGGTTGGCTGAGGCATCACATCTTCATACGGTTTCCATCCGCGACATTCAATCGTTCTTTGAGGTCTTATTTCTTTAATCAATTCAATGATTTGGTTAGACAAGAAATCGCTTCTGGCAGACTGAGATTGAAATTGCCCCTGTACGCTGATGAAGATGGCTATAACAGCCACAATCTCAGCAATCAAAAGACCATTGGTAAGCCATGGGGTTTTAACTCTATCTTCCATTTCATTCTCCCTTGGCCTTGGTGGCCAGTTCTCTAATTATTGACTCATGTATTGCTGCAATTGACATCCTAGATATCCTGTAGGGGCTCCTAGGGCCTTTTCCGATACGTATAGCGATCAAAAACCCTTTCTTGATTGCGCTACGAATCGTATTCACATGCACTGAGAATATAACAGCTGTCTCTTTTAAGGTCAAGAACTCCGCATCCATGGCCTATCCATAACATGGTTGTGATTAAATGTTAATCATTGTGGATCGAATGGTTTTAAATTTTACTTTCCATGGGATAGGGTAAGGTCAATATAACAAGAGGTTCTTTATGACATCCCCATTTGTCCCAAGCAGCTTTTCATACGGCGACGCACCACAGGGTGGCGTCTCGATGCCTATGATTATAGCCAGTAGAAATCCATCCAACACGACAGACAAGCAATATGCTGCCGGATATCTCTGGCTCTCAAGTTTGGATCTGAAGGATTCCAGTGGAAATGCCGGTAGCGGTAACATGTACTATCAGGGAGGTAACACTTCTGGTATCCCGAACTGGACATTGGTATCGAACTCAGGTGGTGTCCTGAACACTCTTTCGGATGGTTCGACAACGGTAAACCCCTCAGGCGGTAACATCGCTATAGTAAGCACCCCAAATCAAATCACTGTTACTTCGAGTGCTCCTTCTCATGAGCTCATCATGACAATCCCAACGACATTCATTTCCCCAGGAAGCATTGCTTCCGTAGGAAATCTGACAGCCGGAGCCGATCTTATTGTCACCACTGACGCTACTATCGGAAATGACCTGGATGTCACAAATGATGTGACTATCGGAAATGATCTAGTAGTCACTGGAACAATCACTCTAGGGTCTCTTACAGTAGCTGGGACCGTCCTAATCAACGTAACAGGCAACGCTAACACGACTATCGGTAATGCTGGCGGATCAGGCGCTATTCTCATCGATGCACCTTCAGGTGATTTCACCCTTAACGGTAATGGAAACGACATCCATATTGGTGATGATGCAGCTAGCAATATCATTACGATAGGTAACAACCATCTAACGACAGGCGTTACGATCACGGCGGGTACCAGTGACCTACTTCTTACGGGTGCTGTAACGACTGCCATCACCATTGGCGATGTCCTTCAGACAGGATTGATCACACTCGGTCTTTCAACTGCTGGTCAAGATATCGATATCGGTAGCGGTGTTAACGCCTCTGCTCAAGTTATTGACATCGGTAATGGTGCATCAGCGGCTAATAGCACTGTCAACATCCTCTCTGGAATTGGTACAGCCGGTGCTGGCACTCTAGCCATGGGTAACAACACCCGTGTAACTGTAGCCGGCATGTGCGATATCGCTCCTGCGGCCTCTAGAACGGTCACTGTAGGCGGTGGAACGGTCGTCGTGGCTGCTGTCACGGATACGATCGACATCGGTCCTGACGGAGCTACAACGAATGCCAACTCGGTAAAAACAGTTAATGTCAATACTGGTGGTGTCACACTAGGCCAAGTTCTAACCAACATCGCTTCAGGTGCCGTCACTTCTGGTACACACACTACTTCGATTGCTTCAGGTAACCGTGCTGCTGGTACAATGCTTGTCAACCTCTTGACAGGTACAGGGACTAAATCAATGGCTGCCGGTAATGCTGACGGATTGACGACCTTTGGATTCAAAGGACCATTCAACCTTAACGTTTCTCAGAATAATAATACAGCTATTAACTCGGGAACCTCTACAGGTACCGTTACGATTGGTAACGCTCTAGCAGGTGCAATTGCAGTAGATACGGCATCGACTCTAACGGTTGGTAGTGCTACTAGCACGGGAGCGTTTACTTTTGGTGCTTGCACAGCTGCCGGAGGTCAAACGGTAAATATCTCTAGTGCTTCTACAATCGCTGGTACAAACGTTGTAAACGTTCTTGCTGGAGCCACACCTGGTGCTAGCCAAACGTTCAACCTAATGACAGGTGTCGGGACGGCTGGAACCTATGCTGTCAATATCTTGACAGGGGCATCGACAGGAACAACACAAACTGTATTAGTAGGTACAGGATCTGCCAGAACTGATATAACACTCGGGGGCACAGGAGCCAACGTAATGGCGATCAACAACACTACCACAACAGGTACTGTTTCGATCGGTAACGCGATGACCTCAGGTACTATCCAGATCGGGGGTGCCGCTCAGACTGGTGCTACAGCGATCATTATTGGTAACTCGACAGCAGCCGGCGGTGCAACGTTCCAGTTTGGTAACGGTGTTAACTCAGGTGCTCAAGTCATCAATATCGCTTCTGGTACATCTGCAAGTGCTGCTTCGACAGTCAACTTGCTTAGCGGAACAACTCCAGGAGCCAGCACAACCCTCAACATCATGTGCGGGGCCGCTTCTGCTGGTACTCAGACATGCAACATCCTTGCTACTGGGGCAACTCGTGTTGGGGCTGTTAACATCGGTACTGGTGGTGCTGCTCACGTCGTCACAATCGGGTCGACAAGCGGTGCTGCGGCCACAACGATCAACTCGGGTACTGTCGGTATTTCGATGGTTGGTATTGTTGCTAAAACCACAAACCCATGCTTCTTGCTGAATCTTGCAGCTGGTGTAACCAATGTAACAGGAGCCGGAACAGCCTATACTTTAGGTACAGGCGCTACATTGACGTCGGTGTTTGATAAAGGGACAAACGCAACGACTTCGGGTGTCTTTACAGCTCCTGCGACAGGTATTTATGATCTAAGATCGCAGGTAACCGTAACAGGAGCCACAATCGCAACAACATTCGTTATCTCACTTGTGACAACTGCAAGAACATACTCGAAAACATTTATCAAGGTTGCTGGTAGCCAAGATGAGTCGGTAGACATAAGCGCTCTCTGTGATATGACAGCGACAGATACTGCTCATGTTACAATTGCCGTGACTGGTGAAGGCGGAGATACCGATGATCTTGTCGGTAATGCAAACGTTCAAACATTCTTCTGTGGCCGTAAGGTTGCTTAAGAAAGTGTTTGATTAAATAATGGTTGGGGTGTATTCCTTCGAGGAAAACCCCAAGGAGAAAAAAATGCTCAAGCAAGCTGTTAACCTAGAAGTTAAGGTCGGAGAGAGAACGTATCAGTTGAATTTGCCAGGAGATTGCCCTCTTGGTGAGGTCTACGACGTTCTTTTCAAGATGAGATCCTATGTTGTAGAGCGTATTAATGACGCACAAAAACTTGATGCTCCAAAAGAGCCAGAACAACCAAAAGAAGAGTAAAATATGGCATCCAATATCGTCCGTTTTGACGCAGTCAGATCTCTAGCCAATGGAAGCATTACCAATAGCTATCAAGCACTGGGAACCCGCTTCACACACCCTATGAGAGTGGTCCATTTGATTAATGGAACAGACGGCGATATGATGATTTCATTCGACGGGTCGACTGATAACGTACCCGTCCTTTCTTCTTCCTTTGCTCTTTATGACCTTACATCAGACCAAGATGCCAATGAATCTTTCCGATATGAACTCGGGACTCAAATTTACATAAAATACATCACAGCACCAACCACAGGGACTTTTTACTTAGTTTGTGTATTCGGTAAGGGGGAATAATGAGCCAATCTGGTGGAATTAGTCAACTCAATGTGGTTCCTTCGGATGTCGCCATAGACTTTGTGACAGATTCAGGAACAGCTGTCGCAAGCGGGCATATCCTGAATATACTTGGTGGATCAAACGCCTCTACTTCTGGATCTGGAAATACCATAACCATAAACTCCGCTTTCAATCCGAATAAGGAATTGACTGTTGTAGACGATTTCATAACAAATTTCAATGGAGTTGGATATGGATCATTAATTTGGGCTCCTCTCGTTGTAGGAGTTGGAGTAAATCCAACAAACGGGACATCGACTCATCCTGGACTTCTTCTAGTTAACACTGGTTACGCAGGAACCGTTGCAGGAGTTGTATTAAGTGAATTATCTACAGAAAACTTTGCGATAGGTGCTGGACAAATATCTGCAAACTTTGTTTTAAATCTAATTACACTATCTACAATAGGAAATAGGTATACAGTTTATTTCGGACTTACAAATAATAGTTCTAGTGTTGTAGGAGTTCCTTCGGAAGGAGTTTACTTTACATACAATGATAACATAAACTCTGGCAATTGGGTACGGAATTGCACAGCTGGTGGGATCACAACTTCTGTAAATACCTCCATAGCTGCCACAACAAGCTATGTAAATCTAGGAATGGTTATCAATGCAGCTGGTACTAGTGTTTCCTTTACGATAAATGGAGTTTCCGCAGGAAGCGCGATAGTCACTAATATTCCCACAGCATCCATTAATCCAGTTTTTATGTGGATTAAAGCAAGCGGAAATCTTCCTGCTTCACTGATAGACCTATTTTATATGAAACAAACCCTTACAACAGCGAGATAATCATGCTAGAAGAATACGACAAGAAAATAAAGAGGATACAGGAGTCTATATCAGCTGTTGAGGATCTGTCCAAGAAACTTGTCAGTGAGACTGAGTCTATCAACAAAAAGATAGGTATCGTGGAAGTTGTCAACAAAGATCTTTCTGATAAAATTATATTGTTTGAGAACGAAGTTGAGTCTTTGAAGAGCAATGGTAAATCTAGGATTTTGGACATCGAAAAGATCAAAGAAGAACAGATAGCAGCTCTAGAAATTTCCAAGAGCCATCTTGAGGCGGCAAATAAAAATTCTTACGCTTTAGCTTCTAGCGTTGCTGGACATAAAATGGACATGGAAATCCTTCGGTCTGAATTCAAAGATCTAGCTGAAAAATATTACGATGCAGAAAAGATCCACACTGAAACCTTTGCCAATATTGGAGCAAAATCTGCCCAGGTTGAAGCCAAACTGGATAAGATCGATCTACGTTTGTCAGGATTAGAGGGAAGACAAAGCGAACTCTCATACAATTTCCAAAGCTTAAAAGCAGAAATCTCTTCTCTTCACGACAAAATGTTTATCCTTGAAGGTATTTTGATGGATAAACTGAAGAAAAATACGGATGAAGCTAACAGATCATTCAAAGAGTTTTACTGCAAGCTCGATGCTCTTTTGGTAAAATCAGACAGCCTAGACCCATCACACTTAGCTAGAATCGACGATCTTGCTAAATATGATGTGAAGGTCGAGTCTAATGCGATGGACGCCAGAAACGCAAATCTCAGGTCTCATAACACTGAAACAAAAGTCTTGATGCTTGAAAAGAGGGTTGAGCAATTACAGCTTCTGCTAAACAAATCTCAACTCCAGGGATAAGATGTCACAGAGCGGGATAACGAAGCTAGATGATCGTAATTTACCTGTTGATGTACCTACTAGTTTTGTTACTGATTCTGGTACTGCTGTCCCTGTAGCACACGTCCTAGAGATCCTAGGTCTAGGAGGAGCTTCAACAAGCGGTATAGGAAATATAGTCTACGTTACAGCCGGCGCGACCGTATCGACCCTATTCACTGCTAATACTGGAACTGCCACACCCGCAGCCAATAACATCAATATCTTTGGAGCATCTACAATAGCTGGTAGCTCACCCGTAACATCTACTGCATCCGGTAGCACGTTGACTGTAGACGTCCAGACTTCCCAGGCAATAGCGGCAAGTGATGCAACAAAGATTGGTCTCTGCTCATTCGACTCCTCAAGATTTGGTGTAGATGCAAATGGATTCGTTACCTTGACCAGTACCGGAGTAGCGGAAACTATCACCGGTAATTCAGGAGGCGCACTCTCTCCCACAGCCAACAACTGGAATATAGTCGGTTCGGGAAGCATTACGACATCGGGAGCTGCAAGCACACTAACCGTACAGCTTACAGGGCTTACAAACCATGCAGTACTAGTAGGTGCAGGCACAAACATCATCACCAAACTAGCCGTCGGGTCAAATGGACAAGTGCTTATAGGGGCTACAGGAGCCGATCCTGCTTTTGCCACCTTAACATCCACTGGATCAACAATCACATTTACTCCAGGAGCCAACACCCTTAACTTAGAAGCGGGAGCCTCCGTCCCCACAACGTTCACAGCAAACTCTGGAACAGCTATTCCTGCACTGAACAACATTAACATACTTGGAGCTGTGGTAGCTGCTGGAACAGCCCCTCTAACAACCTCTGCGGCTGGTAGCACTGTAACGATAAACGCCCAGAAGTCACAATCTCTGGCAGGAGCTGACGCAACAAAGATCGGTCTCTGTAATTTTGATTCAACTTCCTTCTCTGTAGACGCGAATGGCTTTGTTACTCTTGCTGGGGGTGGATTAGCTATAGACTCGATCGGAACTCAAACAGGAACAAATCCTATAGTGCCAACCGCTGCTGGTCTTGTCACCATAAATGGTGCTGTGGTATTAGCTGGAACGAATCCTGTAAGATCAGACGGGACTGGTGCCAACACTATGGCTATTGAGGTTCAGATCTCTCAAGCGTTGGCTGCTACTGACGTGACAAAAATAGGCTTAAGCAACTTCAATTCCTCTCACTTCACTGTTGACGCCAATGGATTTGTAGCCCTGTCTGGAACAGGTCCTGGTTTAACCATTACTGGACAAAGTGGCGGAGCCCTATCTCCAACAGCAGGTAACTGGAATATCAGCGGCGCTGTAACAGCCGCAGGCACTTCTCCTGTTGTGACATCAGGTGCTGTCAGTACGCTTACAGTGAATGTCCAGAAGTCTCAGGCTATTGCGGGTGCTGACGCCACTAAAGTCGGTCTTTGCAATTTTAGCACAGCCTCATTTGCCGTAGATGCAAATGGATTCGTTACTCTTTTAGGTGCGGGAGAAGCTATCGACTCCATCGGAGTAGATGCCACAAGCGGTGCAGGTACAAATCCAGTTCTACCAACGGCAGCTGGATTAGTTACGGTTAACGGGGCTTTAGTCGCATCGGGAACAAATCCAATAAGATCAGTCTCTACAGCAGTCAATGTTTACCAAATTCAGGTACAAACCTCACAAGCATTGGCTGGGACAGATGCTACAAAAGTAGGTTTGGCTAACTTTGACTCTAGCTCTTTTGCCGTAGATGCAAACGGCTTCGTCACTACTTCTGCGACAGGAGTCGGCAAGACAATAACCGGTGATAGTGGAGGAGCACTTAGTCCTAGTTCCAGCAACTGGAACATCCTTGGTAGATCAGGAAGCAAGACAGTAGGATCTGGAGCTACTCTAACGATAAAATCGCCTCCCTATGCTGATCAAGGAGGTAGCACTACAGTAACGCTCAACTCAGGATCGTTTGCTACAGCGGCAATCACGCTTACACTTCCAGCCTCTGCCGGCCTTTTAGATGGCGATCTTTTCGAATTTGTTTGCACTACAGCCAGTGCTCTTGCTATACAGGCTGTAGGAGCACAAAAAATCCGCGTTGGATCGGCAATATCTTCGGCAGCAGGAACAATGACAAGTAATGCTATTGGAGACGCCATGGTATTGAGATTTAGAGCTACAGATGGATTTTTTTATGCAACATCTGTTATAGGAACATGGACACCAGCTTAAGGAACAAATATGGCAGCAGCTAACAGCATCAACGAAGCAACCACAGGAATAGTAGGATTCACAGGAACCGCTTTCACGGCTACAGCAGCCACTCAATATGACGTATTAGTTGGTGGTGCTACTTCCAGCACGATTGGAAACGTTGGTCCTGGATCTGCCGGTCAAGTTCTTCAATCTGGTGGAAATGCTGCGAATCCTGCTTATAGCACAGCCACCTATCCAACTATAGCTACCGGAACAGGGACCATTCTTCGTGCAGATGGAACCAATTGGGTAGCTACAACTGCTACTTATCCCGCTACCACTACAATAAATCAAGTTCTTTATAGTTCAGCGAGCAATACAATAGGTGGAGTCACGGCAGGAAATAATGGTGTATTCATAAGCAGTACAACTGGTGTTCCTTCGTGGCTAGCTAACGGCACTACTGGACAAATTTTAACGGCAACAACGGGCTCACCGCCCTCATGGGCCGCTGCGCCCGCTGGAGGAACTATTACACAGACAACATTTACATCAAGCGGCACATGGACCATGGCCGCAGGAACTACGCAAGTTGCGGTGATTTCCTGGAATGGTGGTTGTGGTGGAGGTTCAGGAAGAAGAGATGCTACGACTACTGCTGGAGGTGGCGGCGGTGGTGCTGGAGCAAAAGGTTTTTACGCATTTCTACCTGCATCTTTTTTTGGAGGAACTACAACCATCACAATAGGTAATGGTGGTGCGGGCGGTAATGCACAAACTGTTAATGCTACCGATGGAAATATTGGATCTATAGGAGGAACAACTAGTGTAGGAAATTTAAGTATACCTAATCCTGCGGCATCTGCTGGAGGAACAGGGGGAACAGCCACTACCGCGGGTGGTGGTTCATCCAGTGTCTGGAACTATTATACAATAAATATACCTGTTAACACTCAAACTGGAACGGCCGGAACAGGAGGAAATGGAAGTAACACAGCTTCTTCATCTTTGGCTGATTTTCCTATAACAACATCTTTAGTTTCAATGTTCGTTGCCACTGGTGGCGGCGGGGGTTCTGGTGCGGACACTGGAACTGCTCGTCAAGCAGCTAACGGAACTAATATTGTTACTGGTGCGGCTGTAAGCTTAGTCGCAGGTGGTGCGGGCGGTATAAGAACAGGTACTATAGCTGGTCAGGTAGGAAACATCGGTCTTGTCACTAACGGAACTATTACCGGTGGATCAGGTGGAGGTGGTGGAGGCGGAGGTTCATCCACTGGCGGTATTGGCGGCGTAGGAGGAGTTCCAGGAGGTGGTGGCGGTGGCGGCGGCGGGGGTATCACCGGTAACAACTCTGGTGCTGGTGGACAGGGAGGAAAAGGAATGGTTATTATCATTGAATATACATAGGAGAATATATGGCAGACTTTGCGTTAGTAGATAACAAGACCAATAAAGTGGTCAATATCATCGTATGGGAAGGGGCTGAGTGGCTTCCTCCTAGAGATCATCTTGTGATCGAATCAGATGCCCTTATAGGGGACATCTATGATACAGAAACTAGAACCTTTTCAAAACCCCCTAAGGAATAAATATGTCCGACAAAAAGAAAGTAAAAAAAGTCATGCACGAGTTCAAAGAGCATGAGCTCCATAGTGGTTCCAAGAAGGGACCCTTGGTAAAAAATCCAAAACAAGCGATTGCGATTGCTATGAAAGAAGCAGGCTTGTCAAAGAAGAAACGCTAAACGGGTCAATCTGAATATAGCGTCTCTGATGACCATCGAGAAACGGCCAGAACATTCTGGCTGTTTCCCAGTCTAATGTGATGATATTGCTAAACTCTACCTCATCATCTCTTCGAGTTATCCAAGCTGTATAAAAACCATTCTTCTTTATGACCTTCAAAACAATCTCCAGGCCATCGTCGAGGATCTTTTTATCAAATTCGACCATCTCTGTTTGGAAATGAATCAAATAATCGTCTGGAAGATCGTTGAAGGCAACGGGAGAAAGACTGATGCATGAAGCGACTAAACAAGGAATGGCCATTATTGTACCTTTTGTTTTTTTGGTGCGTCCATGAATTTTTTCTTTACGCGAGAAAGGAGCGGGAAATATTTTTTAGCCAGTTTGTAGTTGATTCGCTTCCAACTAAGAGCCTCAGAAGGGTTTGCGGGGTCCATTTTCACCTTCCAAGCTAGATAGTGAACATCGTTGAATGTCCTGCACAGAATCACTCTCTTAAATGGTACGATGTCATAGAAGTCCACGGTAATGTACTCTACGTCGATACCTGTAGTGACAGGGTTGTGCCATGGAGGAGTTAGCGCCATCAAAGGAGGCGCAGTCAACATAACCAAGGCAACGATAAGCTTTCTCATATCAATCTCCTATTTTGGACAAAGAATACTGGATGCATAAATTTTACACAAGAAAAACTGTCACTTTGCTAGAGTCAGGGAAAGAGGTGTAAAATGGAAAAATTCTGTTTCATTGTTCGTGTAATCGCCCTCACAATGGGTCTTGCGGCCTGTACAGGGTTAAACAAAGAAGTCCTTGATAAAGACGTCGAACTCCTAGAAGAGGTTAACGACGACACCATACAGTTGATACAATCAAAGCCAATCGATCCCAAGCCAAAAAAACAAAGAATCCTTCAGAGAAACAGGAACCTGAATGACAAAGTCATAAACTTAAACTACGAAGTCTCACAAAGAGTTTCCTGCTCTCTGGTATAGACCAGGCACAGTCTTTGCAGACCAGGATTTGAACGGCAGCGCAGTATGTCTTCTTGCAAATAGCTCGGACGACCTGCTCGTGTTCGGAGTAATAGTCAAATTCTCGATCGCAAATGTGGCATGGAAGCATCAGAATCCCCTCATAGATTTGTGAATGAGGTCGTCTGCGAAGGATTGAGCTTTATCTAAAGTGTCAAAATGTGCAATGTCATAAATTGCCCTAGATTCCGTGAAATTAAAAAAAGCCTTTACTGCATATTCATTCTCTCCAATAGGGAGCGAAGTGATTGCGAAAGCTTTTTCAATATTTATATAATCACCTTCATAATCTTTTATCCAATACATGATCCCTCCTTAATCTTCAAAAATTGGCTGAAATGTCTAGCCAATTCATAATTCTCTATAGGAGCATTGTCCAACTCTTTAGACATCTTCTCGGCACTTTCTTGGCTGCAACACAGGTAACTTCCCTCTGGAGTTACAACTACTCTAAAATCTTCTGTCTTCATGTGAATTTAAACTCCATTTGGCCCTTGCACAGGGCGGCTTTTATGGCCTCAAACTCATACGTCAGGGCATCTATCTTTTGTTGCATAGCACTATTTTTAGCGTGGAGAGCCTTGCGATTCTTCTCGAAACGCTCTCCCATATGCTCGATAGCCCGAGCGGCTCTGAGTTGTGGATCTTCCACCATGAACGGAAGTTCAAGTTGCATTGTTGTCATGTTTACCTCTATGCTTTGGTTATCCTAAAAAACTTTACGGCTCCTTTTCGGTACTTGTCAAGATCTACTCCTTTGAGTTCAGGAATTGCCTTGTAGTCTACGCTACCGGCTCTTCCCATCATCAAAATCTTAACTCCTGCTCCTACAGTGTTTCGCTCGCCAGCCTCGTTAATTAGCTTCTCACGAAGTTCTTTCTCGAGCTTTTCATCACGATTCAGTCGCTCGGAAATTTCGAGCCATTGATGAGCCAGATTTTTTCTTTCCTCTGTCTCATGCTCCTCATAATCTTTTGTATTAAGAGGAGGTGGTACGAAATTTTGAAGATTGTCCCAAAACTTCTCTTCAGCCTCATTAAGCTGATTAATATAGCGAGTGTCTCGATATATGTCAATAGGATATCCATTCACACCATCGTAAAAAAAGTAAACACAGTGATCAAGACCAGAGACTTCCAACTGATGTTGGATCTGACAACGATGGTAGTCTGGTATTTTGCCACTCTTGGCCCTTTCCAGGGCCGCCTCGCCTCCCGTCTTGATTTCTAGGATGAACGTATGCCTGTGGTCGATTCCATCCAGAGAGGCCGATTGCCATGGCCTTTTATCATGCTCGACACAAAGAGGACTAAGATCGCATTGAAGCATTTCCATAGCTAGACTTCTCGCTGATCCTTCAAGATCGTGTCCACGATTCATCTTGGCTGTAATGATAGGTTCCCACAACCCCAGCTTATTCATGTAAAGCTGGTTCGGGGTCATGAAACCTATTCCTTGCACTGAGGGTGCATCGGACCCCCCGATATGGTGCCTACGATAGGCTAACCACTCGGGTGTATTCTGTTCTAAATTTACAACTCTCATCTTCTCGTTATCTCGCATCGTTTCAGGGCCATTTCATTCCAATCTGCTCTATCGCGTTCCCTGACCGCTGTAACGGCCAAAGCGTGTAACATAAAATTACAGGTCTGTTTGTCGTCCATTAGGGTAGTATATTCCGCCCATTTATCGTATATTTCCTCTATCATTTGATTAGCCTTGTCCATTTGAACTCTCCTCTTTTTCCCCCGATATAGCAGACGCCTGTTTTAGAGATGCTATTTTTATGCGAAGTTTTGTTTTTACTTCTTCGAAGAATTCAGGGGTGATGTCGCTGATTAGAGGGAAACCTCTCTGTTTTACCCAATCTAGGCATCCTTTTGCCACTTCTGGTGGAACCTGAGCTAATAAAGTTTCGATGTCTAAGGCTTGCTCAACCGAGATCTTTTCAGGCTTGATTTCGTGAACCTCGGCCATGATGTCAAGCTGCTTTACATCCTGCTTTACAACGTTGGCATATTCACCTGTTCTAGTGATCTCCTTCAGCTCATCCTCAACATAGCCAGCTCCTAGAGAGAGGTCAGGGAATAGTTGTCTGAACAGCTGGCTCATACATCGGTTGTAAAGCATGACACCAGGATACTTTTTCCAGGTAGCGGTATTCCATAGACCAGCTGCAATCGCATCATCTTTGCTAAAAGTACAAGTCCAGGTGTCGCCATTATCGTGACGTTTTCCGTGAAGGATAACGACCTCGGCATTCGATCGAGGATCTTTGGTAATGCTATGGCCTCGTTGACGGACAAGAGCCGCCATCATCTCGGTCGACATCCCGACCTTTCCCTGGATGCATGTAAAGCCACCGTTAAGGGCCTCAAAGGGATGAATGCCTAGTGTCTTGGCTCTCGCCATGATTGCATGGATTCCAGCCTCACCAAGAGCCTGGTAATGCTTTGTGTTTAGGATCTGTTTACAGGTGCTTTGAATCTTGTCAAACTCAGCGAGTTGCATTGCGAAATCTGATTGTGTTGTTAGGGTCATACCATCCTCCATTTTTATGGTTTGAGCCCATTATAGCACTACACCATATTTTCTGGCTACACTTTTCTCTTGTGCACTATCCGTTAAAATGATAGTATAGTGTCAAAAGGAGGGCTATATGACCCCAAACTTACGTTTAGAGCAACATTGTCGAACGCTAACTGCCTTCGGGCAGAGGATGCTTGACCAGAGATATCGTTTTCAGCAAACTTATCCGTGTCGTTTACTGGAAAATGAAGAAGATGAACAATCCCAAACACGGAGAGAGCATGAACTTGAAAGAGTGGTGTGAAAAACAGAATGTGACTGTGAAGTCAGTCTGTAAAGGCTTAAGCCAAGACTACGCCTATTTCATACAGCAAGTCAGGGGAGAGAAGCGGTTTACGGTACAGATGGCCAGGATGATCAGCGACTACACAGGAGGCGAGGTAACTCTGGATGACTTGCTTCCCTATAAGAAGCCTATCAGATGTTCTGATCCTCGCTGTAATCGCCTGCTTCACAGGAAATTCTGGTAGTTGCGAACCTAGGGCAACGGGTTACGCTTAAGGAACCACCGGCACGGAGATGTCTGGGCTGACATCTGCTTTCGTGCTGGGGTTCGAATCGACGACGTCGGATGCGCTACCCTCTGTGTGCGTCATAATCATGTTCAAGGTGCAAGATGTTGTCAGGAAAATCGTACCTATCAACAACATAACTGTAACTAACAGCACAACTGTTGCTATCAATGCTGATCTAGTCTGTTCTAAATCACTGCTCATAGGTTCTCAAACTCCTCTAATATTTCTCTAACCTCTTCGTAAAGGGTTTGTATTTTAGTGTAAAGCTGCTCATGGGTATAGCCCTGCAACTCATCCTCATCATATGAAAAAAGTCGACTAGCTAAAAGCTTCAGAAACCGCCCTTCTATGCGCCCAATGGTTCTTGCCAACTCAAAGGTCGTCTCCGAGTCCGGAACGCCATCTGGAGTAGCGTAAGGGTCTCCAATCGGCTTTTCATCGTCTTCGGCATAACAACGTTTGTCTTCTTTTTGTCTTTTGTGGGAAAAACCTTGGAGAAAACTTTGGGTGCTCTCCAACTTTTGCTCCAAGAGCCTACGTTTTGTTGCCTGAACTTTCACTTGACTGGTAAGCCCTTCAAGCTCTTCGGCGATCTCATCTAATCTGTTTGAATCATCTAACATAATGCCTTCCCATCCCTATATGAGGGTTCATCGTACTCAATTTCGATTCGTATGCCATACAAGCCTATTTCCTGTCCATAACTCCATTCTATCCCTCTGTTGGGGCCGTCTGCTTGCCCTGGAGCCAAGCCGGGAATGATGAGGTCTGCCACGGCATCTTGGATTCCCTTAAAGGCGTAGACGAGGTTCGAGAAGTCGAGCTCTCTCCTCCCAGTTCGGACGAGACGGACTCGACAAGGGATTGCCACAGACGGGCGTTGACTTCCCCAAACGAGTTTGACGGCATTGGTTTGCCTCTTGGTTCTTTCATATTTTTTTCTCCAGTGTTGGTGAGTATTGGCTTCAGACATGAGCCTCATGGGTATGGTGAGAACGTGTTTCACTTGATTTTTTCCCTCATGATCTCCTCTCGAACTTGATCCTTGATCTGCGCCAGAATGCGATTTAGGCAAATTAGAGTCAAGAGGGGAAGTTTGGTTTTGTCACTTTCCATGCTGAAGAGGTAGCCAAAGTGCATTAGGACCTCTTTGATGGTTTTGCAGTGCTCAAACATTTTTCTTTATTCCCAGCAATTCAAGTGCGGCTCGGAGTTTTGGCAAAAATTTAGGATCATCAAAACTCACTCCTGGGTTCTTTTCTCCTCTGAAAAATATGATACCGGAGGGTGTAATATCGCATCTAGCCTTATTGTAGAACTCTCCATCCACAAAATGTTCATTCACGAGTGCTTTAGGATCTATTTTTTCTTTAGACGATTCCCATTTTTCCTTAAGGGCAGTCTGGAAGGATGCAATAGGATTTCGTACCCAATCGCTGGTAGAAATCTTGTAAGCTCGAGAGAGCTCTTCCTCTGTATATTCGCTAGTGACCTTCTTGAAAAGTTTATCATTCATTCCAGGAAGAGACTTGATCTTTTTTTCTAAAGAAGAAGAAACGACGACGACCGGCGAAGCCGCCTTTTTCGGGGGACCTGCGTTCGTCGTTTCTTTACTCTTAGGAGATGTTATACTCTTTGTATTACTATGTGCGACATTTTTGTCACGGGGGGGTGACACGGATGTCACGGGGTAAGAATTATTTGAATTCAAACATTTTGTGGCCCATGTTTCAGCAGTGTAAATCTTGCGACCACTGCCAGTTTTTTCATCATCGTAAGTGACGACGATCATCTTTTCTTTTTCTAGGGTATCGACCCATCTTTGGACGGTTCTCTTATCGCGCCCAAAGTTATCAACAAAAAATTTGTTTTTAGCCCAACAATACCCCTCTTTGTGCACTAGGGTTGTGAGTTCGGCATAGAAGATCTTGCAGGCATCGTTTATCTTTCTGTTGGATAGGACGTGCCCAGGGATATGAGCGAAGTAAGATCTTTGAGGTTCAGTGGACATGACATGATTTTCTTTCCTACGGTAGCTTTTTATTTGCGGAGAATGTACGATTAAGATAAGCTCTTTCTCATAGCGTTCTTTGCGCTCCTGACTTTGAAGCTTTTGTAGGACGTCAAAGTCAGATTTCTCTACTGTCCCAGCCCTTAGATTAAAGGTCAACCGAAAGGTTGGCCTTTAACTTTTTAGTCTCAATGACTTAAGTCCATAACTTCCTCTCTCTCAAACTCTTGAAGCCAAGAAAAAAACTTTTCGCTTGCATCTATGGCTACCCACTGATAAGGTCCGGAATAAGTAGTTTTTTCATAGATACTCCGTTGGTTTCGGGTAAGGAGGGGTCTAAAAA